ATGACTACTTATGGAAAAGAAAATGTAGTTAAACTTTTTAGCCTTCTTCCTTTAACTGTTATCATTTCAGGATATTTTATTGTTCTTAGTTTTTCTTACGCATATGGTTACTGGACACTATTTAATTTAGACTTCCAAATTATCCTTGGCTTATTCTCCCCTCTAGATTTGATAAAATCACTGATAATCCCGTTCATTTCATCCTTCGTTATTATATCAATGATAATGGTTCTGGTTGTTTCAGAACACTTAAACGAAAGCAGAAGTAATAAATTAATAATTGAATCACATACATCTAAAGTTTGGATCTGGATTGCTTTTTCCATATTTCCTTTCATCGGTTTTTACTGTGCATACAAAAGTTATATTACTAAAGATAATGTTTATTTGCAGATAGGCATGTGCTTTGAGTTTTGTTTCTTTATCTATGTTCTTTTTCAAAATATAATACGTGATATTTTCGGCTCACGATATCATATTTTATCCTTTTTAGGTTTGGTTTTTATTTTTCAACCTGCTATTTGCTTTGGCCTAGGGCATTCGAAAGGCCTACCTGATTTGAATAGTCACAGCCTTGTTATGCGAGATAATACCCAGTGCTCTCATAACCCCCACGAAAAATTTATAATTCTAGGTATATATAATGATAAGGGAGTGAGTTTTTCACCCAAATCTAAAGAAATATGTATTTTCATTTTTAACTCCAGCCTTATAAGTTATACAGATTCAATAAGTAAACCGTTACAAAGCAATTTACTTTAAATGTTTTAGGTAAGGTCTGCCGCTTTTTATTTAACCTCTGGAGATTTGCATATGATTGAAATTGAAACAAGTACATTACTAACAATCATTGGCGGGTATTTTGTCTTTTTTACGATCTGGGCTAGAATGGCCTATACGTTTAAAAGTTTGTATAACAAAAAACTTAGCAAGTATATTTGGAATACATTGAATTTTAGTGTTGTTGCTTCTTCTTTAGTTTATTGTTTCTACACAAATTTCGTTACAGCACTTCTAAATAAACTTTACAAAAACAACGAAGCTTACAATATAATATCATCCCTGTCGGGCAGTTATAATAATTTCATCTATGTCACGTGGTTTACAATAGCCGTCCTATTCATTTCTTGGGCTTTAATAGCTTTTTTTCTTGACATTCACGAACGGCATTTAAAAGAAGATAATAAGGATCAACCTTGATAGATTTTTAGTCGCTTATACATAGGTTGATTTTCCCAATGACTATATGCAGCCAGCCAAGCCTCACTCTCACTTGAAAAAGGTTTATCGGCTATCGGCTCCCAGTTTAATTTCATGTTCACGACCCGCTTCACTCTTACGTCCCAGTATTCACCACGCGGCCACAGCACATACCTTTCATCTGGTCCGAAACTGTCGGACCAGATGGCTTGACGAGTTAATTTTTCGCCTCGTGCCATGAACATAAAAAGTGCTCCATTTAGGGCATACCGTCGCATTTTGTTGTCCTCGGCCAAATTCTACACACTGTATATAATAACAGTATTTTCACTTCCAGATTTTTCAGTCTGCCTCAATTTTGAAATTCGCCCGCAAGCCGCACCCAGCCTGCTCTCGCTGCTTAAGCGGCACGGCTTTCTCACTCGCCATGCGAGATCCTTTTACTCACATAAAATTTAATTTTTCCTTTAATTTTATGTAGTTGATTTTTCAGTGAGATCCTTTTTAGATCCTTATAACTGAAAAACGCTGAAAATCTTTTCACTCGTTTCAGTTGGCGACCGACGGCACGCGGCCAGCAGCGGCGCGGCCCGGCGGTGTGGTTTGTAGAAAACTAAAACTGAAAAATTTTTATCAAACGAAACTCGCAGGCGGGTGCGGTGTAGCGCCGATTTTGTCAGTCAGGCATTTATTTTGTCGGGCTGTGGCGCAGCCAGCGCACCGCTGTGAGAACGATCTTTGAATGGGCATAGGGTATTGAGTTTTCGCCCGTGCGGGGCACTGCGTGCAGCTGGTGCGGTCTGGTGACGGGCATAAAAAAACCCGCTACGTGAGCGGGTCAATCTGGCAGTGTGGATCAGCCGATGATGGGGGAATATTTCTTTGCCAGCCCGGCGGCCTGTGCACCGCTGGCGGCAATATCGCTGCCATTCGTGGGCGCGCCGGTTGATGGATGCGTATGGCTCGCAAGCTGGCTGGACAGCTGCTGCACTAGCGCTACCGTGTCGAGCATCAGCTGCGCCACGTTAATCTGTTCGCTGCCTATCCAGACAACCGGCGCGATAACTTCCTGACGCGTCCCTGCGACACTCCGGCGCAGCTGGCCAATCTTTTCAACCAGCTGCCCGGTGATATCGGTTTCGGCATTACCGCCCACTGTAGTCAGCCGGTTACCCTGTACCGCGAGGCTGTAATCCCCTGTAGAAATCCGCTCTATGCTTCCGGCCAGCAGCGTGGCGCTGCCCAGCACAGTCAGCTTGTCCGTGGCCTTCACCGTGGTTTCACGGCTGACCAGCTCCCGGCTCTCGGTATCGGCTTTCACTTCGCGCCGCATGGACGTTTCACGGATAGCCTGATCGGTTTTCCGCTCCCAGTCTCCTGCCTGCGTGACGCGCTGTGACACTTCCTCGCGCTGCTGCTGTAGCTGCTCGCCCGGCTTCACATCCGGCAGGCTGGTGCCATCAGGCACCGTTTGCCGCACAAAGGGCTTGTCCGGGCGACCATGATTAAAACCGACCTCAACCAGCGTGCCCTCGGGCGGAAACTGGAACATGCCGGAATCATTACCGGCCATCGGCACCGGCAGCGGCACCGCAGGGTAAACGGGCGTGCTGCCATCCGGCTTGCCATCGGCATCCAGTAGCTGCACATCAACGGCATAGCGCGGCCTGAACGGATCAGCAAAATTCCCGCTTTTCACCGCCTCGCTTGGTGCAACTACCCGCGCGAACTTTGGCAGGTGCAGCCCGCTCGCCAGCTCCGGGTACTGGTTTTCCACCTGCCGCTGTAGCGGTGTCTTTGTCAGCGGCTGGCCGGTTGCCTTGTTGCGTGGCGTCCAGGTGATGGCCATCGTGTCATTGTTCAGCTGGACCTTTGTCACGCGCTGGCCGTTCAACTCAACGCCGGGGCGCACGGACTGGACGATCGGCACCGTCATGGAGTTACCACCGGCCACAGCCTGATTAAACTCCGCCGGGATTTCAACGGGGCGGCCAGCAAACAGGGATTTTTCCGCACCGCCCGCGTACAGGCTGCCATCCGGCAGCTGATACCAGACAAAATCGTTGATACCGAACGCTTTGCCCAGATTGTTCAGCAGCTGGAAGCCCGTGCCGCTGTGCGTGAAGTGGGGGATTGGTTTATCGCTGTAGGCTGCATCCGGCACGCTGTACGTTAACCCGCTGTGCTCCTGCAACCACGCGGCCACCTGCCGCAGCGTGGGGTGCTGAAAAGAGCAAGGCCAGCTGCGATCGAATACGCCAGACAGCTCACGCACAAACAACCTCTGAAATCCGCGTTCCGCTGGCTGTGATCGCTCCACGTAGCCGGTAAACCAGCGCAGCACCAGCCCCGGATAACCCACATCAAGGCGCACCATTTTGCCCGTGTAGTCGGTTTCTGTCTGCGCCGTGATGAAGCCGCGCCCGCAGCTGTTCAGCTCGAGCACGAGGTTGCAATCAACCAGGTGAATTTCATCGGTGGACAGGTATAAACGGCTTATCGGTTTCATGGCTATTCCAGTGCATCGTTTACGGGCTTAAGCACCTTGCGCTCAAACCACGTCATTTTTTCTTCACTCTCGCCAGCGCCTGCCCCTGCGGCGGCCCCCTGCTTGGTGGCGCTGGTTTTGCTGCCGGCCCTCGCCTCGCGCTTTTCCTGTACGCTGACGTGCTCAGTGAGCGTAAACGTGACGAGCCAGGCCATTTTGCCTTCCTGCTGCGGCGCATCGATGTTGCCTGTAAACGTCGCCTCGCGAAAACTCACCGCGCGGGCCACCTCATGCGCAATGCGGTATTTCTGGCGCTGGCCCTTGGCATCGGTTGCGGTGGCCAGCTCAAAAAGGCGCGTAAGCAGGCGGATATCACGAAAGCCAATCTCACCCGAGATACGCAGCTCTTTGCCCTTGGTGCCCTGCTCGGATTTGGCCGTCGAACTGGTCTGGCCGGACTGGTCCTTTTCCTGAAACTGCATTGAAAGCGTTACCCGCATATTTTTCAGCGGGATACCCTCCCCGTTAAGGGCGAGCGTCGGGTTTGAACTCATGGATCATGCTCCTTATTCCCTCAAGATTTTTCCCGATCATCATCATGGCCACCGTGTGCACGGCTGACATATCAGGAATGTCCCTGCCAAGCTGTAGCGGCATCCCCTGTAAATCACCGCTTGCAGTGAACACCGACGCACGCGCACTTTTGGCCTTTAGCGCACCCATGCCAGCGGCAATATCGGCCAGCATGGTCTCACGCGCTTTGCTGAACTCGGCAAGTCTCGCCTTTAGCTGCGCGATACCGCCGCCCGAACTGCCCTGCGCGGCGCTGATCGCGGCTGCCGCGGCGGCCATGCGACTGGTAGGCACCGAAAGCGGCACGGACGGCGGCAGGCTGGCCGTACCGCGCGCCGGTATCTGCATTTTTTCCAGTGCCAGCGAGGCAGCCGACGCGGCCAGACGCCTGACCTGCGTGAAAGCCGGTGCGGGGAACACGTCAGACAGCGCGTTCAGCCCGTTCATAAAGATTTCCTGCGTCTGCCCCGTGACCATGAAGATCACCACCTCGCCGGTGCCGCCGGTTGCGGCGAGCCTTGCAGAAAGCCAGCCCACGGCGTTGGCCGGGCTGAGATAGGCGCCGTTGTCGGTCTGCTGTCCCAGCCCGTACACCCACGGATGCGCAGCGATGACCGAACATTCCGCAGCCTTAACGGCATCGCTGAACGCGAGATTTGCCTCACGCCACATCGCCCGGCACCTCCGGCCAGCTCACGTCCGGCGCGCCGGTTAAATCCAGCGCGTCGAGCGCATCGATATAATCAAGCACGCTATTCAGCCGGGCGGTTTCATCCGGCGTCAGGCTGCGGCCATTAGTCTGCTTGAACTGGATAACGGAAATTGACTGCAACGCCTGATTACTCAGCCGGTCACGCTCGATTTCCGCCGCGCTGATAAGCTCGGCCTGCGTGAGCGCGGGACGATCAGCCAGTACCGGATAACCGCCCTTGCCCGTTACGATAATCTGCCCCCGTGAAAGCCCGTTCATCAGCGCGCTGTAATCCTCGTCGCTGACGCGCACGAAGTAGCCCGGCCATGTGCCGGCCGACTCATAGGACGCCTGAAATTCATCGCAGAAAAATGCGTTTTTCGAACTGCTGTACACAAACCCCATGACTAGTACCCCACAGCCCAGAACGTGAAGCCGAGCGGTGCGCCAGACGTCCGGTAGTTAAATCCCTGATTGTTGGCCAGTGCGGTGTAAACCGTTGCGCCCGGTGACGCCACCGTGCCCAGCGTGCCGATGACCGCAAGACAAGCATTGGGAAACGCGAAGTTAAACCCGGCGGATTCAATCGCCGTGCTGCGGCTCTCTCTGAATCCCCACTGTGTGATCATTCCTGTTGAAACGTCCTTGAACCAGCCGCTGCTGCTGGCAGAAAAGTTGTTTCTCGGCGCAAAGGTCTGATTCACCCAGTCATAGGTTGCGCGGACATTTATCTGGCTGTCACGCGAGGCAAACGCCTGATTCGCCCAGTCATAGGTGGCGCGCAAAGCAATCTGCTGGTCACGGCTGTTAAGTGCGCTGTTAATCCAGTTACTCAGCCAGCCACCCCAGATCGGGCCGTAGATATTTCCGTCCGTGCTTAATACCAGGTTACCGACGCTCAGGGCATTGGTTTCAATCGAGTTAAACACCCCTTTACCGGTGGCGAGAGACACGGCGTTAATGGCCGCAGTGTTTATTTTATGATTGAGATTTATTTCCCCGGTTTTCAGATTGATGGACAGGGGGCGCAGCTGTGAAAGATCCCCGTTTTCACCCTTTCCCGCCTCGGTGGGAATGAGGTGCAGATACTCCTCAGAACGCCGGAAAATAAGGCCGTAATCACCATCGAAAATACGCAGGGCATTAACGGCCCTGATTTTCAGTTCACCGCGCATCGTGTCACCCCCGCGCTGAACAGCCTCCGTAATGCGCGAGTCATCGCCTGCGGCAACGCTCCCCGCCACCTTTCCGACATCCAGCAGCGCCGCACCTTTCAGCGCAAGATTTTTGCGGGCCTGCGCCGCGTCCGTCACGTCAGACAGATTTTTATCGCGGCGCAGGTAATCGGTACGCCCCTGCTGGCTGTCAAGTGAGCCTTTCGGACGCAGGTCCGTGATGTTACCGGCGGCGTCAATGCTGGCCAGCGCGAAAACATAGTGCTGCACGCCGTCCCGCGCGTAGTTTGCCAGTGAATCGGCCACAACCAGATCCGTGACCACGTTCCACGCACTGGTAAGCGCCCCGGACCAGCACACGTCCAGCCAGACTTTTGTAGCCTTCGCGGGCACGGTGATGTTCTGATTTGCTGCCAGCGCCGCGCGCAGCCCCGACACGTAGCCCGCCCCGGCGGTAACGTAAAACTGGCTGCCGCTGCGGGCAACCAGCCAGCCGTCGCCAAAGAATGCCGCTCCGCCGTAAATGTCCGCGTTTTCCACGCGCTTGCGCTCGTCTATCGCGGCCAGTCGTGCGGTAAAATCAATCTGCCACGTCTCCGCTGGCGTGTTGATGCCGGTTTCTTTCTGCGCGCCGTTGTACTCCATGAGAAAAGAGCGCGTCAGCACGTTGCCCTGCTGGCCTTCACGGGTTTTCAGTTTCTGCTGTGCGGGCGCGTGCACAATCATGGCCAGCGTGCCGCTTGCTTTGTTGATCAGGCCAATCCAGTTAAACGTGAAGTCACCCACGTCCGCCCCGATCACCGCCGAATGCACCACGGCGTTTTTATTCACCACGCCTTTGCGCGTCACGGGCAGGCGGTGGACAATCTGCGATGCAGGGGGGATAACTTCGTCGCGGCTGATGGGCTTGGCGGGATCGAGTCCCGGCACGTTGGCCAGCACGAACTCATCAAGCAGAACAGGCTCGCCGCTCTCACCCTGTCGCGCCTTCCATTCCTCAAATGCTTTTGTAATAACTGTCTGTGACATGCTTTTTCCCTAAATGCTGGCGCTGAAAGTTGTTGAAGCCTGCCCCGCTACGGGTGCAGCGGCGGTATAAACCACGTATTCGCCCTGGTCCCAGCCTGCACGGATGGCAAATGGCTGCGAGGTGATCACTTCAAACTGATACCGGCGGCACGTCCTGCCGTACTGCCGGATGATTTGCAGCATCAGCTCGGCGTTGTCAGCAATCTGACTGTCTGAGACGCGCACGGTGATAACGTCCCAGTCAACGCCCGGCTGGCGCTCCCGCAGCTCCACGTACCCGATGCCAAGCCGCTCAAAAATGTTGATAAAGCCCTCAACGGAACCGGCATCACGGGCGTTGATGAAGGCGAACGCCACCCGCTTGCGGTAAAGCGATAACGGCTCACCGTTAAAGCGGGTCACGTCGCGGTCATAGGCCAGAAGGTTAAGAAGCGGCTCCGCGCAGGTCAGCGGATCAAACTGGCTCACCGGCCACGTAATCCAGCCGTTGACCAGCGCCCAGAAACGGCGCGCCGCCCGCAACAGCTTTTCCGGCTCGCCCTTTTTCATCCAGGTTGGCAGGCTCAGGCCAGCCAGTTTTTTGTTGAAATCAGTCATGGGCAATGCTCACGGTCAGGCTGTTCAGGCGCGGCACGTTCAGGCCACTGACGATATCGCCCAGGGTGAACGTGACAGAATCCACCTCCGGGAACGTGCGGTGCAGCTCCCTGCCGAGGTTGGAAAACGAGTAGCGCCCGAATGGCCACGTTTTTCTGACGTCAAAATCAGCGTTTTCACGGAACGCGCAGCGGATCAGGTTCATCGCACCGGCCTTAAGCTGCGCCTGCTGTTCATCCGTCAGGTTGTCCGGGTCTTTGACGTAAAGCACTACGCCCAGATCGTGACGCGTTTCCGGCATCCCGAAGCACTGCATATCATCCCCGTGCCCGTGGTGGCCCTGCGTGTTGATGAAGTCATTCACCGCCGCGATAAACGGCGCTGAGGCGACGCCGGAATCCAGCAACAGATAGGCGTTGGCGGTGCCCGGCCCGCGCGGCGCATCGTGTTCAAAGAAGATGCGATCGATACTCAGCCCCACCACTCCGGCAATCATCGAGCGGTACACCGCATCGGTGTGATAGTTGCCCACCAGATTGAACTGATTGCGGCAGCGCTCGCGCAGTTCGTCGTCGCTTTCTTCGTCTGCGCCCGGCAGCGTCAGCCAGTCGCCCTCGCTTACCGCGTGACTGATGCCCGAAACCGCCTGCGGCAGGATGCGGTAATAGCCCGGCGCAAGGTTGTAGGCCGCCCCGGCCTGCACGGCCTGAACAGGCACCAGCACGCTGGCCGACCCCGCCGGGATCGTGAAATCCTGCGTGGTGGCAAGCACATAAACCACGCCGTTGATTCGCTCGGTCTGAACCTGCGTACCGGCCTGCACCGTTACCTCACCGGCACTGTCCTCCTTGTAAAAGCGGATAACGCCCTGTGCCGCGCTGGCAGGCTTGGCCGTCACGTTGACCGCCCATGCCAGAAGGCGCAGCATCTGGCCGCTGGCGGTGGCCACGAACATATTGGCCAGCACCGTGTTGACCAGGACGTCAACCAGCCAAAGCACCGGCCTGATGGTGATGGCCGTAATCAGCCGCCAGAAGGGCGACATGCGCGACGTGTTGGTGATCAGCCCTTCCTCAGCGGCGATCGCGGTGAAGCGGGTGCGCAGCTCCGCCTCTGTGACCGGCATCCCGCTGTTTTTGACCACTTCGGTAAAATCAACCTGCGGTTTATTCGTCATATATCCACCCCGTAAGAAACAGGCCCGAACTCATAAGTGCTGGCTGATACCCACAGCCGGGATAGCGTTTCCTCGGTCAGCTTGATGGTGCCGGGAATAATGCGCTCATCGTCTTCGATCAGTAATTCAAGGCGGGTAAGAATATCCGCGCGCAGCGTGGGACTTCGCTCACCAATTAATTCCGTGAGCAAGCCTGATTCAAGAATGGCGTGGGCAATATCCTGCTGAATACTTTTGCGGTTATTACACGTTACGGGTTCATTACCTGTATTCAGAACAAAATCGCCGTCCTCAATTAGCAGGTCGATATAAAGTAAATCACTCATCCGTTAAGCTCCTGCCATTCCATTAATTGCTGCGGCGTCATGCCGCCCTGCATATTAAATTCCACCTTGTCGATACGTTTGCTGTTATCCGTAATCGCGCGGCTGCTGTTGTTAATTGTTTTATTAATGCCGCCCGGCTCCACGCCCTTAAGCTTTCCGCCCGTTGACAGGTTGTTTTCCAGTACGGGCAGGGCGGCGGCGGCTTCACCCGGCGACGACACGCCCGCGCCGGGAACGGTGTTAACCGCCTCAAGCGTTTTGTTAAGCTGCTGAGAACCGCCCGGCACCTGCGCCGCTGCCGGTTCACCCACCGTGGCAATTTTCACGCCGGGGATTTTGTTGAGTTTGGTGATAATCCAGTTAAGCGAACTCAGCGCCGTTTTTTTCACGCTGTCCCACAGGTTGGTAAACAGCCGCGTAATACCCTGCGCCATTCCGCCCAGCGTCTGTGCGACTGAAAACCCGGTCAGCAGCGAAACAAAGCTGTTCCAGCCCTCCTTGATGGACGCCCACGCGTTGCCGAAAAACTCCGCCACGCTCTGAATCGCAGCCATAACGGTTTTGAACGCCGATGTTTCCATAACGGCGGCCTTGATTTCGTCCCAGTGCGTCACCAGCAGATAACAACCGGCAATTAGCAGCGCGATCGCCCCGACAATCAGAAGAATTGGCCAGCTCATAAAGTTAATGGCAGTGCCCGTGAGCATTGCCTGCAACCGCAACGCCACAAGCACGCCGCGCAGGTTGCGCATCACTACTGCCCAGGCCATTTTTGCTTTGGTATTAAGCCAGGTCCACGCCGTATCTATTTTTGTAAGCGTTGTCAGCAGCTTCCATATGCCCGCCCAGCCGGTGGCAATAAACATGCCCACGCCCATCACGATATTGGCCACCGCACCGGCACCCGCCAGACTCAGCAGGGCCAGCGCCGCATATCCCACCACCCGCGCGATGTTGGGAAACATCTGCATCCACTTCGCAAACGTCTGCCCCATATCCGCCAGGCGGTTCAGCAGCGGATAAAGTACCGGGATAAGCGTCATCCCGATCACGCGCCGGATGGCGGCCAGTATTTCCATAAAGCGATCCCACGGCTTGACCATCTTCGCGGCCATTTCCTGCGTGCGTTTCAGCCCGTCGCTCCCGCCCAGCTCGGTGATATTGCGCTGGAGTGCGCCCACGTTGCCCCACAGCTGTTTAATCACCGCCGAACTGTCTCCGAATGCGTCATCAAGCGCCTTTTGCGCATCCACGTTTCCGGCAATGCTCTGCCCGTACTTGGCCTGCAACTTGGTGAGGATTTCCGGCATGGAAAGCATCTGACCGGCGGCATTTTTAAAGCTCATGCCCAGTTTTTTGGCGCCGTCCTGCGCCCCGGTCATAAACCCTTCATAAGCGCTTGATGCCTCAGTGCCCAGCGTGCGCTGTAGCTCGCCCATTACGGCAAGCTGTTCATTCAGCCCGACGCCGTAGTTTGTGCCGACGCCGCGCGCGCCTTCCATCAGGTCTTTAATCACCCCCATTTCCACGCCGAAGCGCTGGCGCATAAACGCCATCTTGTCAGCCAGCTGTTCAGCAAACTGCACCTTGCCCATGCGGTCCGCTTCCTCACGGAAGTTGCCAAACATCTGCCCCATGAACTCCGCCGACTCCGCCGCCGAACTGCCCACGGCGGCGGCCATCAGGTTGGCCACGCGGGTCACTTTCGGCAGTTCCTCCCCGGTCAGACCGCTGATAGCCGCGTTAATGTCTGACGTTGACCGCACAAACTCGACGGCGCTTTTGCCGTAGGTCATTGCGAAAATATTGGCGTCCTTTTCCACCTGCTTAAGCGGGCCGCTGTCGATGCCGCGCGCAGACTGCTCCTGTAGCGTGTCGTACATTTCAATGGCCGGCCCCATCGCGCCCTTGATGGCCGCCCCGACGCCCCACAGTGCCGCACCGCCTACGGCAATTCGCTGGAATGATGCGCGGGATTTATCAGCAAATCCCGTGACGCTGGCCTGCACCTGCCGCAGCGGACGCGTCACCTTGTCGATCAGTGATAATGTAAACTCCAGCTGCTTCATTCATTTCCCTTAAACGCCAGCGCGATGCCGTTAGCCACGGCAATACGCTGGTTTTCCCAGTAGCGGTTATCAAGCCATAAAGCGGCGGAAAGGCTGTCCGCGCTGTCGTCCTCATGGGGAAGCCAGTAGCGGCGCAGGATTGAATATTGTTCGAGTCCGTTCGCGTCGATATTACGGACCCGATCGGTTAGTTTTTTACGGTGATTTCCAGCTCGGGCGTATATTCTTCCAGCACCTTGCCCGCCAGCTGCAACGCCGCGCCGGGACGCTCAAGCAGCGCCTGTAACGCCTCTTTGGTTTCCGGCGTAACAATGCGCATGAGAAAGTTATGCGCGGGCGCAATCTTATTGCTCATGGACATTTCGTTAATATATTTGTTGTAGGCGGTGACGTTTGGTGCAAAAGAAATATCCTCACCCGCAACGTTTAATTCAATCTTTTCTTTACCCATGATTTTATTTCTCTCTTAATATAATTTCGTCAACAAGCTGATTATGGCGAGCGGCACAGGTGGAATAGATTTCCATCCACTGCGTTAATAATTCTGCTGCCGCTCTGCCGTTGGTGCCGTTTAATCGTGGAAGATTAACCGCGCATTTAGTTTTTAAATTTTCCTGAAAGGGTACGTTCTGCATTTTCGGCGGCGGTGTTGTACAGCCGGTAATAATTCCCGGAAAGGCAATCATTATTAAATACAGGCTTATCCAGTTCAGCGCGTAGCCCTGCCGGTATCGCACTTTTTAAAGCCTCCAGTTTGACCTCAAACGCCCTGGCTGACTTGCTGGCCACGTCCTGCATCTGCGTGCGGGCTTTCTCAGCAGCCAGCCCGGCGGCCCGTTCCGCGACCAGCTCCACGCTGTCGCGCTTCCAGTCCGCGCCAACCCATCCCGCCCAGAACGCCAGCGCGAGACCGGCGATCGCAAACAGAACGTTTTTACCCATCAGCGCACCCCGTTGTGCTCAAGGCTGAAATGGTTGCCGTCCGGGTTCTTCGTGAAGCGCCCGCCCCACGTTCCGCCCAGTGATTCCCAGTATTCCCCCAGTACGCGGTAATCCTCCGTCTGCGTTTTGTACTGGCCATTAACAAAAAGGTTAAAATCCACGGCGAGGCGCTGCGTATGCAGACTGTTGGAGATGCCGCTGCCCTTTTTTGCGTTAAGCGCTGCCTGCTCTGGCGTGCGGTAAACCTCACCGAACGTCAGCCGCATCCCCTTGCTGCTGGCAAATTCGATAAGCTGGCCGACAAGCACCACAAAAAGCTGCTGTTTTTCCGATAGCGTCACTGCATTTTCTCCTTATCATCGCCACCCAGACGGCGGCGCAACCACACTTCACAGAACTGATAACCCAGAATCCCCAGCCCCGCGCCCAGCCCGTTGATCGCAAGCGGCGGCATGTCCGGGAACTGCACCAGCGCCGCGCTGGCGGCCACCGAAATAGCCGATCCGAGAATGACGCGCCCGGCAATCAGTCGCGCGGTGATTTTTTCATTGCTGGTCAGCACCTTGCCCAGCGCGATAACCGCGCCGATAAAAAGCAGCTGGATCAGCGTTTTTTCATGGTCCTGCATTCCTGCATCCTTAGCTGAGAAGGCTTTCCGTCGCCTCTGATTCCAGATACGGCACGCCGTTGATGTTGACGAACTTGGGACTCGTCACGAAATACTTCACCTTGTGCGTGGTGAGCGAGCCGCCTTTGGGATCGACGTCAAGCACGTTACTGACTACCAGCTTGCAGCCAAACGCCTCGACCTTGACTTCCTCACTGCCTGCCTTGGCGTAAAAGAGAAAGTCCAGCGTATCAATGCCGCGCCATGAACCGGCGGCGCGGGCCTTTTCTGACAGCTGCCGGAATACCTTGCTGCTCAGTTCAATTTCACCCTCTGCCGCCACGTCCCCGGCTGTGTAGCCGTCCGGCACACCGCGCGTTGACGCCGCCGCCGTGTTGTCCGTGATATCGAGTGAAATTTTTTCGATGTGGATCAGTTCCCCGTCAATGTTGACGTCGAATGACTGACCGCTGATACGCTGGCTCATGCTGCTGCCCCGCTGCTGTCGAGGCTGGTATCAAGCACCAGCCCCACGGTGATTTCCTTCGGCGATTCAACCGGACGCATCACGATATAAATCGCCACCTGTTTTGCGGTGCGCCAGCTCACCGTCACGTCGCCGTCGCGAGGCGTTTTGACCTCGCCGGGGAACCGGATGCCGTTGATCTGCACTGCCTGCGACATATCACGCAGCGGCTTTGCAAAACTCTGCTGCGTCGCCGCAATGCTGCCCGGCGTGCTGTTCATGGCCCTGTCGGCAATGCGCGCGATGGCCAGCAGACGAACGCGGCGCGCCACCTTGTCAGCAATACGGACGTATTCGATAACCTGATAATCGCCGCCCTCAACGTCCAGCGTGCGGCCATCGGACCAGTAAAAACCGTCGTAATCCGGGTACCACATCGGCACGCTGTAGCGCTGTTTTTCCAGCGCCTGCAACGTGGCCAGATCAAGCGGCACGCCCTGGCCATCCTTCGGCAGCTCCGTGCTGCCCATATCCAGCAGCGGGCCGGTTTTGACGCGCGCCGGACTGTCCGCGATGGTAACGGCACGGTTGCACAGACGCCCCGCCAGCACGCCCGGCTCGTTACCCCACAGGCGCGGCACCAGCTGCACGCTGCTGGCCGCTACCTTGTCCTGTAGCACTGACAGGCGCTTGATATAGTCCGCCCACGCCTCGCCCTCTGTCGGGCCACCCACGGAAAGGATCGACCAGACCCAGCGCCCGTATTTGGCCAGCAGCGTGCTGCGCAGCGTGGCCGCTGCGTTAATCTGCGCCTTGTCTGCAATGTCCACGCACAGCACGATGCCCTCGACCGAGGCGGTCATTTGCGCCGCCTCAACAGCACTCACCCAGTCGGGCGCGGCACCGTCTTTTGCGACCGGCAAAACGCAGACAAAGGCAGACCAGTTCTGACCGCCGTTAGCCAGCGCCGCGCTTAACTGGCGCTTGAGCACCGAATCCGCGCCCAGCAGCGTGTCAAAATCCGTTTGCGTATTAACCGGCAGCACCTGCCCGGTGTTTTTGGAACCCGTGCCGACAAAAAGCACGGTGCGCTCAATGTCTGCGGTTTCCCCCTGTAGCTGATTCAGCTGATTAATCGTGACGTTTGGCCAGCTCATATTTTCCCTTTAATGTCCTGTGCGTTAACGTCCCAGCCGTAGCCAATAGCCTGTAGCTGTCGCGCAAGCGCCTTGTTGAAATCATCACTGCTCATACCCACAAACGGACGCGAAGGCAGATCAACCGTCCAGACTGATTTGGCCGCCTTCCCGGTCAGCTTGCGGATAAGCAGCCCCGCCTGCGCGTAAGTCATGGTTGCCGTGATTTCCTTAAACGGCGGCTTACGCCAGCGCTTACCGCGCTTAACCCTGTACCCGAGCGCCCGCAATTTTTTTGCCTGCGCCAGCGTGGCCATCTTCCCCGGTTTCGCCTGGCTCCCGGAACGTCTTGCCCTCACGGTAGCCGTCATGCCCTCCTGCTGGCTGTAACCTACGGCACCGGCGGGCACCGCCCTGTCGCCGTTGCGGTAGCCCCCGCCGCGCAGGTAGAGCCGCACCGCCTCAATTTCCGGCATTTCCCGGATGTTCAGCAGATTAGGCAGGTTGCGCAGCATCTTGCCCCTGCGCCGCGTTTTACGGGCCTGCCACGGCGTGCCGTCCGGTGCCTGCTGGTTGCGCACGTTGCGCTTCGCGGCGGGGATTACGCCGTATTTGGCCATGCGCCAGATAAGCCGCTGGCGCTTTTTCTGCGGCAGCTCAAGCTTTGCAATTTCCTGCCGCATCTCGCGCAGCTGCGCGGCGTTAAGCTCCGCGCCGAAAATCATTGTGCTGCTCCCGGCTCACTGTCGCCCGGCGCGTAAACCAGCGCGGTGAGCGCCGTCCACACGTCCGCATTGCCCAGCCTGTAGCGATCACCCTGATAAGGGATGTTGCCGTTTTCGTCCGGTACAATGACCAGCGATTCAGCCATGGGAATGGTCACGGTGACGATGGCGGTTTCTTCGTCGATTAGCTCTATGTCCCACTGAGGATCCGCGTTAGTAATCCCCACCTGCCCGAACAATTCCCGACCTTCATCATCCAGCGACAGCCACACCTCAATAAGCGCCATCAGCAGGCGCGGATCGCACTCCCGGTAAGGGAAGCGCTCCCAGATTAGTTCTGCGTCATACCGGATGACCGATAAGCGCACCTGCCCCAGCCCTAAATCCCGCGCGGCTGGGATGGTTTTCAGGCTGGTCATTTCGCTGATAAATGACTGCATGGCGCGCACTGGCATCTGCTCCCTGAGAAACGCCGTGAGCGAATCAAGCTGACTGCTATCACTCATACCTGCCTCACCGTTGCGCGCCTCAGCCCTTTAATCTGGCGGATCACTATCGCCGCCTCCCCGAGCAATCCCTTGCGCGTTTCGTCGCTCTCCTGTCCCGGATGCGACTCGCGGCGGCCAACTGACGCAAACTCGCCCATCAGGTCCGCTTTTGCCCTGGCATACACCGCCTTTTTGTACTGTGCCGCCAGCTGACTGATGCCACCCATGCGGATGCCCGGCACTGTGTCAGCGTTCTGATACCCTGCGGCCCTGTGCCTGTCCTGCACAGTGGTAAGCAGACTGTTAACCTCTGCCGCCGCCGTCAGCAGCGCTTCGCCCACGGTTCCTGCGTCAACGTCTGCGGGTATACTGCGGGCGCGCTGAAAATCCGCGAGATTCAGATCGGGCCAGAATCCGTCGTTTGTCAGCGGGCGGTCCTCAAATTCAATCGGCTTGCCACTGAACATCGAATATCTCCGTAAAAAGGTGGGCTGACCGGAATCCGCGGCGCATTACACAGCGTGTTCTGCCCTCATCCGCGCCCACCCGGCTTGCGGTAGTCTTTACTGGCTTTGCAGGTGACGGATGCGCGCCGCAATGGTCTTGCGCACCGTGCCTACTCCAGCCCTGTGATACTTCGCCTCGGCGGCCGCCAGCAGCCGGTCAGCGTTAGTCAGCGTTTCCACGCTGTCTATCGCCGCCGCCCGCGTCTGTCCCTGTTCGTCACGAAGCAGCAGCAGCCCCGCGAACTTGAACCACTTGGCGGTAATTTCCTCGTGCAGCCGCCAGCGCTGCGTCACGTTCTCAAACGTGCGCGAGAAATACGGCTCCAGCTCCTCACCCGCCTGACTCGCCTGAACCGCCCACTCCATAATCTGATCGGCCACGAAGGCAGGCAGACGGGAACGGATGTTTTCAGGCATGGGCTGCCCCTGCTCAATGGCAATGTCTGCCCAGTCCAGCGCCTGATCGTACTGGCCCACGTCCAGGAGCCAGATCACGCAGTAGGTAAACACCGGATTGGCGTAGACCCTGCCCAGCTCAAGATAGCTCTCCACGGTTGGCAGCCATTTCGGCAGCAGCACGTCACGCTTCATTTCAACGCGCTCTGCCGTGGTAGGCAGGCTGCGTAACAGCGCCACGTCTTCGCTGATTGCCTGCACCTGTAAGTGCAGACTGGCCGTGGTGTTGACTTCCTCCAGTCGCGCCTGTTGCTGCTTCATCTGGAGTCGCTGGCTGTGTCGCTGTGCGGGTGAAAGTGGCATTTATCAGCCCTCTGCCGGTTCGGTCACTTTGCCAATGGTTACGGCGCTTTCATCAAAGGCCGCGTACAGCTCCGGCACCTCGACGGCGTAACCCTCATTGCGCAGGTATTTGTTTTCGTACTGCTTGCGGTCCTCCACAAACTCCGCCTTGCGCTGGCGCGTGCCGCGCTGGGTGTAGATGTGCAGGTTAGAGAGCGGTGTCACCACCATGCGCTTGCCCGGCATAAACGGCGGGATAATCGCGGTGCGCCCGGCAATGGTGCTGCCAAGCATCTGCGCGGCAATTTTCTCCGTGGGCTTGTCCGCGCGCTGATAGAGGCGATATTGCTCTGCCGCCACCAGATCGGCCCCGAGCAGCACCACCAGACGCGGGTCATTGCGAAACTGCGCCGGAATTTTGGCGTTAATCAGGTCCGAGGCCATCGCATCCAGCGAGCGGTAATCGCCGTTGTCGTCCAGGGTGATGGCGTCAGACATAATCTGGAATCCATCGTTGAAGCTGTGCATACGCTCATGCCAGCCAATGTTGACGTCTTCACCGTTCGGGTTTTTCAGCGGGTCGGTTGTTTCAGCCACGGCTTTGCCGTTGAAGCCGATGCGCAGCATGTCCAGCGCAAACGCCTGATTGGAAAACGTCTGTACCATCTCGAAAAACTGGTTTTCATCGCCTGCATTGGCCCACATGGACAGCAGGTCCCATTTCAGCGCGGCGCAGGAGTCGGTTTCGACCAGCTTGTACTCGTTGCCGTCCACGCCCACGCGGCGGATAAAGCGGCCATCCGCCTTACGCCCGGTATGCAGCGCAGACGCCCCCACGGAAACAACCTGGCCACTCAGCTGGTCCACGTCCGCCACGGTGATCATGTCGAGGAACTCGACCGACTCCAGCAGCGCCGCGCGCAGGCTGGTTTCCTGCGGATCGGATAATTTGAAAGCGCGTGACGGATTACTGATGCCGTAACTCTGCGCCAGTCCTTCGGCGTAGGCATCAATAAATCGGGACGCACGTTGGTTTAATTGCATAAATAACCCTCTCGCATTTAAAGCGAATTAATACATTTCCCCGGCAGGCGCGGAATTAAATGAATTTAAACTTGCGGGCGTTGTCTTTGTTGCCGCGATTATGTCGGGGTGACTGGGTGATTTTGCTGTCCAGCTTTCCGAAATTTTTGATTACCGCGCCGATATTTTCGCGCAGCGTTGCAAATTCCTGCGTATCGACCACCTCCGCGATGGTATCAACATCTTCCTGCGTTGATTCCAGCTTCGTCTCAATGGCAGACACGCGTCCTTCCAGATTATTTAACGCCTCGGCCAGCGCCTGCAATTTATCGCCACCTTCCGGTGTATCGTTTGGCGCCTCGTCTTCTGCGAATTTCTTGGGCTTGATACCGAACATATTTTGCCAGCTCATATCTTTTTCCTGTTCAACTGTTCCATTCCGGCCAAATCGGTAGCGGTAATAGCCGGGTTTATTTTTTTTGCGTTTACTAAAACGCATTCGTGAAGTGCCAACGCTTGCTGGCGAGTCAGTCGCCCCAAGCCCTTCGAGATAGCTGCGCCCCGTGCCGCGAAAGTCGCCGTCGTCAGTCAGCTCTACCGAAAAGTAAAGAAGCTGATCGCGTTTGTTCGCCTCAATCAGGCTCATGTTGGGAATGATTCTGGCGTACAGCCGCACCAACCCGTCATCGCCTTCCTGCCACATAACCTCTTTTACGCTGCCCCCATTTCCGTAATCGCGTTCATGCTCCGGCCAAATAAGTGCAGCGTATAAATCAGGGTTATATGTTTCGGCAGCGTCAATTAACCATTCCCGTTTTAATTCACGGCGGTCAACGGTATCCCCCTCGGTGGCAATACACAGCCAGTCAGTGCATAACTGCGACATTTATTTTTGCCCTCCGTTAAAGCAAGGCCATTATTCAGCATTTATTTAGCTGTCGCACCCGGATAAATTCCAATGCGTTCGGATATAACCCGTTACACGAATTAACAAGAACTGTTGAGCAACTTTTAATTCATTTCGGACGGCATAATACCCGGCAGACAAATAAAGGAATGTTTTACTGATGGCAAAATACAGCGATGAATTACGCGGCGTTGCGCGCGCCCTGTATTTAAGGCGCTACACACCCAAGGAAATAGCCAGCGAGCTGAATCTGCCAAATGCGCGGATCATTTACTACTGGGCTGAAAAGGAAGGCTGGGCAAACATGCTCAGTCAGGAAAGCACCGAGGACGCCATAGAGCGCCGCATCCAGCTGCTGACCAGCCGCGACGGCAAGACGGAAATTGAGCTGAAAGAGCTGGACCAGCTGATCGCGCATTCCGTGAAGCTGCGCGCGCAGCAGAACAAGCACAAAGAGAAACTGGCCGCCGCGCGCGCGACGTCCTCTGGCGGCGGTGACGCCCGCAGCGGTCAGGACGCCGACGACGAACCGCGCGCCAAGCGCAAATACAACAAAAATGACGTGTCCGCGCTGACAGAGGACGACTTAAACGCATGGGCCGCTGAACACCTTTTCGACTACCAGAAGCACTTGCGGCTCAACATCGGGCAGCAGGTGCGTAACATCCTCAAGAGCCGCCAGATCGGCGCTACATGGTATTTTGCGTTTGAGGCGTTTGAAAACGCCGTGCTGACCGGCGACCAGCAAATTTTCCTTTCGGCGTCCCGTGCGCAGGCCGAGGTGTTCCGCTCTTACATTGTGAACATCGCCCAGGAATATTTCGGCATTACGCTGACGGGCAACCCTATCCGCCTCAGTAACGGCGCAGAGCTGCGCTTTCTCTCAACCAACAAGAACACGGCGCAGTCATACAGCGGGCACCTGTACTGCGATGAATATTTCTGGGTGCCCAACTTCGCGAAGCTTAACGAAGTTGCCTCCGCGATGGCCACGCACGACAAATGGCGCACCACCTACTTTTCCACGCCGTCCGCGAAAACGCATCAGGCTTACCCGTTCTGGACCGGCGAGGAATGGAAAAAAGGCAGTAAGAAGCGTGCCGCCGTGGTGTTCCCTTCCTTTGACGCCATGCGCGACGGTGGCCGCCTCTGCCCGGATGGCCAGTGGCGGTACGTCATCACGATGGAAGATGCGATCGCCAACGGATTCAATCTGGCGAGTATCGAAAAGCTGCGCAACCGCTACAGCCGCGACACGTTCGATATGCTCTATATGTGCGTGTTTGTGGACAGCAAAGACGCCGTTTTCAGCTTTTCCGACCTGGAGCGGTGCGGCGTTGATGTGTCTTTCTGGCAGGACCATGACCCCAAGGCGCGCCGCCCGTTTGGCGATCGCCCGGTATGGGGCGGCTATGACCCGGCCCGTTCGGGCGACCTGTCCACATTCGTTATCATCGCCGCCCCCGTTCTGGCCAGCGAAAAATTTCGCGTGCTGGAAATCATCAACTGGCGCGGCATGAACTTCCGCAGTCAGGCCAGCGAGATTAAAAAACTCTTTGCCCGGTACAACTTCACCTATCTGGGCGTGGACGTGACCGGCATCGGCCAGGGCGTCTACGACAACATTCACCCGTTTGCCATGCGCGTGATTCAGCCCATCCGTTACGACCTCAACACGAAAAATCAGCTGGTACTCAAAGCCGCTGACGTAATCGAAAGCGGCCGCATTGAGTGGGACAAGGACCAGAAAGAGATCGCAGCCTCGTTTATGACCATCCGGCGCGCCGTCACGAAAGCAGGCAGCGCGGTGACGTTCGTTGCAGACCGCACCGCCGAAACCGGCCACGCAGAAGCGGCCTGGTCAATTATGCACGCGCTCAGAAATGAACCGCTGAACTACGAACACAAACCCTCATCAAAATGGAAGTTTAAGAAGGCAGCATGAAAAAACGATTCAAACAACGCGCCAGCGGCGCAGAGCAGACTGCCGGAAAGCGCAAAATGTCCGTGTTGCGCTTTGGCAAGCCCGAGCCGGTACTCACCACCGGCACCGATTATCGCGATGTGTGGTACGACAACGACTTTGAGCATTACAGCCTGCCCATTGACCGGCTGGCGCTCGCGCAGCTGGTTAACCTGAATGGCCAGCACGGCGGCATACTGCACGCACGTAAAAATATGGTGCTGTCAGATTATCTGGGCGGCGGTCTCTCGCATGATGACCTTGAGGCGGGCGCGATGGATTTCCTTACGTTCGGGGATTTGGGCATCGTTAAGATTCGCAACGGCTGGGGCGACGTCGTAGCCCTGGAGCCAATGCCGGGCCTGTATATGCGCCGCCGCAAAGACGGTGAATTTGCAGTGCTGCAACAGGGCGAGCCGCTGGTTTACGGCCCCGAGGACGTGATTTTCATCAAGATGTATGACCCGCAGCAGCAAATTTACGGCCTGCCCGACTACATCGGCGGCATTCACTCTGCGTTACTGAACAGCGAGGCGGTTATTTTCCGCCGCCGGTACTACCACAACGGGGCGCACACGGGCGGCATTCTCTACACAACCGACCCGAACATGACCGACGAGATCGAGGAAGAAATTGAGACCCAACTTACCAACAGCAAGGGGATCGGGAATTTCAGCACCATTCTGGTGAACATCCCGAACGGTGATAAAGAAGGCGTCCAGTTCATTCAAATGGGTGATATTGGCGCGAAGGATGAATTTGCCAACGTGAAGAACATCAGCGCGCAGGACGTGCTTAATGCGCACCGCTTTCCGGCGGGGCTGGCGGGCATCATTCCGCAAAATACGGGGGGACTGGGCGACCCGGAGAAAGCCGAGGCTACTTATAAAAAAAATGAGGTGGCACCGATTCAGCGGCGAATTATGCAGGCGGTAAATGGTGATCCGGACGTGCCGGATCACCTTTACCTAAAATTCGACCTAGAATCAACGAACAAGGATGCGGTGTGATGCGAAAACGTATAAAATCCGGGCATATATTTCATGCCGGAGCCGCAAAGATGCGCGTGTTAAAAATTGAGTGTTCTGAGTGCGGTTCTAACGCGATAATTAGAAAAACCAATCGAAAACACAAAGAGTTAGCAGATATTTATTGCAGTTGTTCAGACGTAGAGTGCGGTCATACTTTCGTTATGAATCTGACTTTTTCGCATACCTTAAGCCCTAGCGCCAAATCGGGAAATCTAATGATTCAGCAAATTGTCAATTCGCTGTCGCCCGAGCAAAAACAAATGGCATTGAACCTGCTTCAATGTGCAGTCTGATCACATGCTTGTAGAGCCTCTACTATAGAGGCTTTTTAGGTCCACCTCTTTAGCACGTAACTCCCCTAGCAAATCACCTGATAGCTCATGAATGAGCGAAAGAAAGACTTTTCTTTCTTCATTCTCCAAGTCCAGATCAGTAGCAACCCGCGCCAGCAGTTCAATCTTCCTTGCCTGCAATATTTCGCTGAATAAATCCGCCATTTCTCCTCCTGTATACTGTACACACATACAGTATAATATTGATAAAAAAATATGAACCTTTTTTTCAAACGTTGCTGAAATTCTCTAGTCAATACCGAGCCTTACCCTGGCGACCAACCCGGCCAGACTTCACTTTCGTTAGTATCAGCAACGTCGATTAGCCGTCCCGCTTGATACTTCACCATGCCGCACCCTCTGAATGTGATGCCCGCTCCGCTTAAAAGTCGCTCAATATCTTCCTGATCGCCCTCAAACCCCCTGGCTTTTAGTTCCATCTCTAACCGACGGCGCTCCGGCCCCGTACAGTTATTGACAGAACTCCAAGGGGCGGCGTTGCCGCCAGATAACCCCGCCTCCGCTGGCGCTTCGGCAAGTTTGGCTACCCTTTCCCACTTAACCACACGCGTGGCGACTTCGGACCCCAAAGAGTGCGGGCAATAGACGCCCTGCACGCGCTGTACGTCCTCGCCATATTCGTTGCCGCATTCTGTGATTTCATATGCAAGGCGAACAACAAGATCGCGCCGGGCAACCAGAGGCCCGCCCTGCGCCTGCGTGTACGCCGCCCAGTCAACCGCAACGCTGGCCGAAGCGAGAACCGCATCCATTTCAGGATGTTCAACAGCCTGATCGCCAAGCCTGCGCAATTCACGCCATACCGTCACCGGCGCGCCGCCAATCTGCTGAAACTGACGAATACGCCAGCGGGATGCCCATGCAGAAACAGCCTTAGCCATTTCGCGCGCATTGCCGCCCGTCTCGCCGTCTTCCTCACCGTCAAGCGCGTAACCGTCAATATTCTTGGAGATATATTTAGCGATGTAGCCGGTCGCACTTCCCTTGGTGGGATCGATAGGCTCAACATGAAACCGCGCTTTGAGTGCCTTGGCGCTGTTCAGTTCTTCACTGTCTGCAATGCGGGCGTGGTAACACATAATGTCGCGCACCGCGTCAACGTGTTCGGGACGCATAAACAGCAGCATGTGCCAATGCGGCGTGCCGTCATGGTGCGGCTCAACTACACGAAAGCCGAAAACATGAATACCGGCGCGGGATAATGCGGCTCTGATTTTTGCCCAGACAGAACACAGGTACTTCTGCGTTTCGCGGGGGCTGGAGCCGTTCCACTGGGAAACAAAGCCGCCTTTACTGTGCACAGCATGGAATCGGGAGGGCGCAGTGATGGTGTAAAAATCCCCTGCGTAGCCTTCATGGTTGGCAATATCTTCAAAGCCGCGCATTCTGGCCATAAGCTCACAGCGACGAATGGCGGGATTAGCATTGCTGCGGTTGACCATATCAGCCAGCGCAACGCGGTCCCCATCCTCGTTAATGAGATCAAACTTTTTGAAAAATTCACGGTTGCGCTTTTTCTGCTCAACCCATTCCCCCATTGTTGCGCGGGAAACGTAAGGGCTGGCCGCTTTCTGCACCTGGCCTACTGCAATTGAAAGATGCTCACGCTGGAGATCGCGGCGACGCTGTAAACGCACACGCCACCATTCAGGCGACATCATGCGCAGGATGGCGCTTTCAGCTTTACGAAGCTTTATCTTTCCGGTTTTCTTTGCTGACAACCAGTAAGGCGGTGTTGTCCCGCATTTGATTGCTTCTTTAGCCAGGAAAGCGTAACCATCACCAGTGCGCTGGGCTAAATCTTCACCGCTCACCTTTTCACTGGAAGCAGTCATTTCTGCCCAGCTATGAAAGGCTTCGCCTAAGTGGCTGGCCACTTCATAGGCCAGATCGCGAATACGGTCACGGCCATAACTCGGCAGCGCATCAAGATTTTCTTTAAAAGGTGACGGCATCCCCGCCGTGTAGTCACGCTGCCATGCTGCGTTAACCAGCTTAAGACGTGGCAATACACTCTTGCCGATGGTATCGCGCAAAAATGTATTGGCACGGCGACGGCCGTTATTTCCAGACTTGAGGATCGATTCATAGCGCTGGCCAAAGTAACCGGCCAGATAATCAGGAATGTCGTGCAGATACTGGCTGCGCCAGTCGTGGTCTGTGGCATCGCAGTGCCAGAGTTTCAGCTCGGTGTGGGTTATGCCACGCGGTGCGCCGGGCGCAAAGTGATAACGCTGCGATTTAAGCGCAGCGTGATGATCACCGTTTCTTTCTTCGACCTGCAAACTGGCTGCCGTCACTTGGAAGTCTCAGTGTTCATGAGTGAATCCCTTTTGCTTTAGTAAAAGGGCCACGAACAGCGATGATTTCCGCCGCTTTCTTTCCCTCGCCTGCCGCCACGCCAACAGAGCGGGCCGCGTTGACGCTGAAAAGCTCATAGGCGTTAAACATGCTGCGGGTAAAGGGCGTGTCGCTGTTGGAAGCGATAACGGGGCAGCGTTCTGACACGCTGGTTAACATGCTGGCCAGATCACGCTGTGCGGCCTTGTCAAAGCCGCCGGTGTGATAACCAGTAAACGTGCCGTCATAAGGGGGATCGCAGTACACCACGTCACCAGTACGGACAAGGCTCAATGTTTCGCGGAAATCCGCGCAAATGAACGTCGCACGCTGCGCCTTGGCGGCGAATGCCTCGATTTCTTCTTGAGGAAAATAAGGCCCGGCGTAGTTCCCAAAAGGAACATTAAATTCGCCCTTCCCGTTGTAACGGCAAAGGCCACGGTAGCCGTGGCGATTCAGATAAAGGAAATAGGCGGCACGCTCCAGCAAGGCTAGAGAGGCAGTGTGATTGAACTGCTCACGTATCCTGTAATAATCCTCGGCTGATTTGTTTTGTGCATACAGGCTGAAAGCCAGCACAATAAACGGGCGCGTATGTTCTTTAATCTGACGGTAGAGATTAATCAGATCGGGATTGATATCGGCGACCAGATAGGCGGGATAATCTGTAGCCATCATTACGGCACATGAACCCGCGAACGGCTCAACCAGCCGATCGCCTGCGGGCAAGTGCTCAGAAAGCGCGGGCATCATGCCAGCTTTGCTTCCAGCCCATTTCAAAATAGATTTTACTGCCATGCTGCACCGCCCTGGCCATCAATGGCAGTTGCTTCCTGCCGAATCAGCTCGACGATTTCAGTCGCTGACATACCGCTGTTGGCCGCATGTGTGGCCATACGGTCAAGACGGGCAGAAATCTTTGTGGCCGCATCTTTAACGCCATCCTGACGGGCTTCATTGCACAGTCGTTGCACCAGTTCAGCGTTGCCAGCGGCAGCATTTGGCAGATCCTGACGTGTCATTCTCATGGGTATTGCTCCGTTTTAGAGCGCACGAATCCCCGGCCATATTTTGATGGCCGCAGAAAACGCACGCTTTATGGGTTAGTGACGCAGAAAAGAGGAATTTAAAATCGCGGAACGGAATACAACCGGCACCGACTGATTAGGTGCTGTCAGCTGATGCAGCTCATACGTATTGCTCCACCACGTACGCAGCATGGCCACAACAGGCGACGCCCCCAGCAGGCCGGCAGAGAAATAAAGCGCGCGGATCGCACTCAGCGCTTCCACTTGAGCCACTTTATTTTCTGCCTCACGGTATGCGCGGCACCAGAATGCAGCACACGCGGACAGCAATTGCACTTGGTTATCCAGTTCAATAGTGTCGTTGAAAATGAAGCCGCGCAACGCAACACTGCTGCCGTTGTCATCGCACTTGCTGATGAAGAAATCAGCGTAATCAACATCTACTCCCCAAGTCTGGAAATCAGATAACAGCCCTTTTTTATCTACCGCTATAACTTGCATAAGCACCTCACGAAGCACGATTTATCGTGTTATCACGCAGCTGCTGCCGCGCTTTGATTAAATTGTCTATCGGCGTTCCGGGTACAGGTGGAACAGCACGCGCAGCCTTTAATGCTGATGGTGACTGCTGTTTTTCTGGCTGGAATGCTAGCGGCCCTAATCCCTTGAACATATCCACCATGCATTTGAGTCGCTGGATACCGCGTTTAATCTGATGCAGTTCACGCGCAGAAAACTGCGCCCATGTGTATCGGCAGTGACGGGATTTCAGGCCCGCCGCGTGCAGAATCACGCCGCGTTGGTGTTCGCTCAAACGCTCCCAGATTTTGTGAGCCTGCGTACTGTGACCAGATACCATCTGCCGCAACACGCCCAGCCATTTTTCATCGTTTGATTTCACGTTTGGCCTCCTGATTTTTTGGAGTAAGTGCCGGGTTCCAGCGACGTCCGTTTGCCAGCTGTATGGTGCCGTGCCCAAAGGACGGCAATTGCTGGACGGGCGACTGGCGCGTTAGAAAATTGACGAATACGAACATGCTCACCTCACGCAACAATGCCGGGCATGGCAGAACTGACCACATCAACCGCTGCCGCCAGTGCGGGTACGGTCTGGAAACGACTCTCAACGGAATAGACGAGTAAGGACAGGCTGCGAATAGCATCGCTTGCCTTATCCAGAATCTGATTGCGGCGCGCAACGGTCATCTTCTCCGTTGAAACCGCTTCACCTGCGATAACTCCCACGCTGGCCACCGCGGTCAATGCACAAAACTGCATATTTTCCGCTCGGGCGTTGTTAACCGGCACTGATGGCTGGCAATTCAACTGGCGCAGAAAACCGTCCAGGATGGTTGGATCTTCTGTATGGTCGATGATGGCAAGCAGCTCGGTCAGGGTTAACTGATGCGGCTGATCAGGGTTTAATTTATTGCGCAGCGTTGCGGGCTGCATACCTACCGCTTTGGCTAAGTTGGTGACGTTATGGGCTAAGGAAAAATAGCGACAGGCATCATCGAGATAGTTACGTGCTGAAACTTTATAATCGTACATGTTCGCATCCTCGAACTTATGCATTATTGATCGGCACGACGCTTAGTAGCCCGAAAGTCAGCCGGAACTAGAATATCTTCACCAGTGACATTGATTACAAAATTCGAATGACCAAGAGCTAGTCGTGTTTGTTCCTCTTTAAATTTCATATATTTAATTTGTATTTTTCCCCCTGCACGCTTACAGCCTTTACGAATCTTTTTTGGGAGGATCTCTACTTTTCCGTGCTCTTTCCATTTGTAAACGGTGTGAAGGGACATCTTTTCCAGGTAGGCAAATTCGTGTGGGTAAACCCAAACGCGGGGGATGTTGATTGAAATGGTCGCATTCATAATGCAAAATCCTCATTTATTCGTATTTGTTAGTAAACTTTGCGATTCGCTGGTACCGATTCGCAAAAAGTGGTTCATTTGAAATCGTTTTGAGTTATACGATTGCAAACGAAATAAGTCAATTAAATTATTTCATTTGAGAGCAAAAATGTTCGAAAACGACGGTGCAGATGCAATATTGAGAGTGATGGAGGCCTATGGGTTCCGATTTAGGAATGACTTATGCCGCCATGTAGGTATGTCATCGAGTACCCTGGCAACTTGGCAAAAGCGAAACACATTTCCTGCGGAATTAGTCATACGTTGCGCACTTGATACCGGGGTATCGATGCTTTGGCTGACAACTGGTAAAGGCAGAATGCGAGAGCATGAAAAAACTGATATCGAAGCTTTACCAAGTTGCGTTTTCATTGATGGTGAGCTGAGAGAGTCTGGTCCGATAATGTTTGACAAACTTTATCTTCCAAGTGGTCTTGTAAACCCTTTCATCCTTCGTGACAGTGGAAACTTCTTATTGCTAGATAAAGGAATGACCGAACATTCAGACGGTAAGTGGATGGTTGAAATTGAAGGAAAAATTAGTATCCGCGACTTAGCCTTTATACCAGTGAGAATGGTGAAGGTTTTGGGAGGTGGTGTGCCTTTTGATTGTAAGGTCGATGAGATAAAAATCATTGCGAAAGTAATAACTGTCACTAACAAGGTATGAAATGACTGTAAGAAAGTTACCCTCTGGCAAATGGATTTGTGAGTGTTACCCGCATGGTCGAGAGGGTAAACGAGTGAGGCGACAGTTTGCCACTAAGGGAGAGGCCGTAGCTTTTGAAAACTTCACAATGGAAGAAGTTGATAGCAAACCTTGGCTGGGTGAAAAAAACGATAAGCGTAAATTGTCTGACCTAATTCAACTTTGGCATTCTCTTTACGGCCAAACGCTGGCTGATCCCAAGAGGATGATGGCAAAACTTAACATCATCTGCAATGGTTTAGGCGACCCAGCCGCTATTGATATCACGTCCGGCATGTTCACTACTTACCGTGAACGACGGTTAAAAGGTGAGATCTGTGATACAGACGGCATCCCACTTAAACCCGTCAAACCTAAAACAGTAAATCTTGAACAACGTAATCTTTCTTCTGTTTTCGGTACATTAAAGAAGTTAGGGCACTGGAATGCTCCCAATCCATTAAGTGGATTACCCACTTTTAAAATTGCTCAAACTGAGTTAGCTTTCTTAAACAACGAAGAAATTAAACTCGTGCTTGATGAATGCGCAAATTCAGCCAATAAAGACCTACTAACTGTAGCCAGGTTGTGTCTTGCAACAGGAGCCCGCTGGAGCGAAGCAGAAATGTTACAACGCTCGCAGGTTTCCCAGTACCGGCTCACTTTTACAAAGACCAAGAGCAAGAAAAACAGGACAGTGCCTATTTCACAGGAACTGTATGCCGAGATACCCAAATCACGTGGCAAACTTTTTAGCCCCTGCCGTAAAGCCTTCCAGCGAGCCATAGAGAGAACAGGAATAAGTCTTCCGGATGGTCAGTGCACTCATGTTTTACGGCATACCTTTGCAAGCCACTTTATGATGAATGGCGGGAATATTCTGGTACTTCGGGACATTCTCGGCCATGCCGATATTAAAATGACGATGATTTATGCACATTTCGCACCTGAACACTTAGATGACGCATTAACAAAAAACCCACTTTCAAGGCTGAACTGGAAAAGAAATGATTAATACAACAACCTCTGGCTTTTTAATAATACTATACTTTTTTTTCTTAGCGGCAACCTTATTGGTTTGTCATATAAAAAAGTATTTCAAGCTCGACCACAGAAGCCTCTTTCACCAAAAACTTTTTTGGCTTTCAATAACCATCCCATTTGTTTCTTTCATTTACTTTGGCCTTTTCTCGTGGATAGGCCATAAGCCAGACTTATCGGCAGAAGGGTTTGAAATATTCTACAATATATCAAAAGTCCCATTATTCTTTCTAGCTGCCTCCGTCCCCCTAGCCTCAATAGTCAATAATGTCCATAGAACCATCCAGACTGAGAAGCAAATAAATGAAGCCGAAAAGAAAAACCTTTCCGATTCTTACTTCACTCACTTCAAACACACTTTGGATTTATTTAAAAGCATAGAATCCAATGAAATTCACTATCAGAAAGCTGGAAAACCATTTACGCTACAACTAAACAACCCAGTTCGTTTATACAACCTTGTGTTTACAGAGTCCTCATACATAACAGGCTCAAATTTCACCATAAATAAAGAGTTCACCAATAATTTAATAAACGAGTGGAAAATCATTAATAATAGTATTGGTAAGCTATCCGCTCTTTACGAAAAAGGTAGTAGAGGGAAGCGCGGATTCGTAGTTAGACTTTTCATAAACATTTGTCGCATAGAATCATCTTATGAAAAAATATGTAGGATATTGTTAATTCAGGATAACTTTGGACAATTACCTCGGACGAAAATAGAATTTCAGACATCAACCTATTACGGTATATTCCATGACGACTCCTATCTCAAATCTGCAATATTGGCTTTAGATAAAGTTTGTTCAAAAATATTCGATGTTATTTCCATCAGCAGTGGTAATAACTCTACTGCATATCCTTCGAAATTTTTAGAGCGGAAGGTGGCTATCAGCTTCGCTGGTTATGGTCCCACTTACATGGGCAGATTATTCTATTCAGATACACCGCAGCTCATTTTGGAGGAAAGGCGGCAAAGTGGCGGCATCTTCTCCAAAAGAATACTAAAAATAACTAAAAATAACGACAAGAAACCAAGTTAA